GTTTATCCTACTATTACGTCTGGTACAAAAACCAAAGTCATCATCATCTCAACTCCATATGGGATGAACCACTTCTACAAGTTGTGGACTGATGCTCAAAAGAATAGGAATGGATATGTATGGACAGAAGTTCATTGGAGTAAAGTGCCTGGTAGAGATGCCAAGTGGAAAGAGACAACTATTGCCAACACATCTGAAAGACAGTTCACTCAAGAGTTTGATTGTGAGTTCTTAGGGTCTGTTGATACTTTAATTGCTGCAGCAAAACTTAGGAGTTTAGTGTATGATGAACCTGTACAATCAAGTCAAGGGTTAGATGTTTATGAAAATCCTATTGATGGTCATGATTATATTATTTGTGTTGACGTATCTCGTGGCTTGGCTCAGGACTATAGTGCGTTTGTGGTCATTGATATATCTAAGGCTCCGTGGTCTCTAGTAGCAAAATATAGAAACCATGATATTCGACCAATGTTATTCCCTAACGTTATCTACAACGTTGCTACAAATTATAATAAAGCATATGTTCTGATAGAAGTTAATGATATCGGAGAAGCAGTAGCATCTATGCTTCATTATGATATTGAGTATGATAATGTTTTAATGTGTGCAATGCGTGGTAGAGCAGGTCAAGTAGTTGGTACTGGATTCTCAGGTAATAAAACACAGATGGGAGTTAAGATGTCTAAGACAGTTAAAGCACAAGGATGCTCTAACTTAAAGACATTAATAGAAGATGATAAGTTACTTGTTAAGGATTATAACATTGTTGCTGAACTAACTACTTTCATACAGAATAAGCAATCATTTGAAGCAGATGAGGGTCATCATGATGACTTAGTAATGTGTCTGGTTATCTTTGCATGGTTGGTACAGCAAGAATACTTTAAAGAAATGACGGATCAAGATATCCGTAAGAGAATATATGAGGAACAAAAGAACCAGATAGAACAGGACATGGCACCATTCGGTTTTATATGTGATGGATTTGAGGAGGAGCAGGTAATTGATAACGAAGGAAATGTATGGACTGCTGATATGAATGAAGATATGCCAGATAGTTGGAAAGTAGATGAGTATGGTGATAGAAATTTTATGTGGGAGTATCGCTGAAAAAGCTCCAATTTCTAAATAACTATAGACAAAAATTGATTTATCTTCAGGAGTAATCGCATGGCTAGCACGCTTCTATCGCCAGGAGTAGAGGTTCAGGAAAGAGACCTTACACTTGGTTCGATTGAGACGGTTGAAGTTAACGTTGGTGCTATTGCTGGTCCATTTACAAAAGGTCCAGTATTAACCCCCACACGTATAACAACAGAGTCCCAATTAATTGAAACTTTCGGTGAACCCACTGAGGCAAACGCAGAGACTTGGTGGACAGCTGCCAGCTTCTTATCCTACGGTGGAGTACTTGATGTAGTAAGAGCATCAACATCTGGACAACTAACTGCTTCAGACGATAGTACAACTTCTCCATATATTCTTTCTATTCCGACGAAAGATGTATATGAGGCAACTTATTTCGGAGCAGGTTCTAATCCATTTAAGTGGGCAGCACGTAACGTTGGTACAGAAGCCAATGCGATTAGAGTATCAGTCATTGATAAAGGTGCTGATGTAACTCTAACTCTTGACGGCGCATTATCTACAACAACTGTAGGTACTCAAGTTCAGACAGCATCTGCTAGCCCTAATGGTGCAAAGTCTGGTTACATTTATGCTTGGGATGGAACTAATAATAAGGTTTCCCTGATTACTTCTGACGATTGGATTGCAACTGATGTCATTGAGAATGGTGTTACTGACCTTAACGTCGGTACTGTAGTTGAATGGTATGATGAGCAGACAGTTTATGCTGGATTAAATTGGAGTGCAATCGCTCCTCGCCCAGGAACTTCACCATATGTTTCACAACGTGGTGGTGCAAACGACGAGATTCATATCGCAGTTTGGGATGCTACTGGTGCAATTGCTGGTCAACCAAATACTCTTCTTGAGAAATTTAGTTATGTTTCTAAAGCAAACAATGCTAAGACTTCACAAGGTGCAGTTAACTATTACCCACAAGTAGTTCTTGAGAAAAGTAACTACGTTTATTGGGGTGCTCACGAAACTGCAGTATATGATATAAGTGCTAACCAGACTGCTACTGGTGGTAACATTGCTGGTACAAGCAATGCTGGTTCAGATAGCACAACAACATTTGATTTATTCGGTACGCCTCCTTCATACACTTTCCAGAAAGGTGCTGAAACAGGTAGCGCAACATCTGGAGAAATCATTTCAGCAATGCAAGAGTTCGCTGATACTGAAACAATTTTAGTTGATTATCTTATCGCAGGTCCAGGAGACACAGGCAGTAAGACCAACTCAAAAGCTATTGCAGCTGCTGCATTAACAATTGCATCCTCACGTAAGGATTGCATTGCTTTCATCTCACCATATAGAGGTGACGTTGTTGGAGTAACAAACTCTGCAACACAAACACAAAACGTAGTTAGCTTCTTCAATACACTTCAAGCAACATCATATGGTGTGTTTGATAACACTTGGAAGTATGTCTACGACAGATTTGCTGATAAGTATCGCTACATCCCAGTTTGCGGAGACGTTGCTGGATTGTGCGCTTCTACAACCGCAAACGGATTGCCATGGTTCTCACCCGCAGGTTTAAACCGTGGTGCAATTAGGAATGCTGTTAAACTAGCATATTCACCAACAAAATCCGAAAGAGATACATTATACCAGAAGAGAATCAATCCAGTAACCAGTCTTCCTGGTCAGGGTATTGTACTCTTCGGAGATAAAACTGCTCTCGCTTCACCATCTGCTTTTGATCGCATCAACGTTCGCCGTCTCTTCTTAGTTCTTGAGAAGACTATTGCTAACGCTGCGAAGGGGGTTCTCTTTGAACTTAATGACGAATTCACTCGTAACAACTTCAAGAATGTTGTCGAACCATATCTTAGAGGCGTTCAAGCCGAAAGAGGTATCACTGACTTCCTAGTTGTTTGTGATGACACCAATAATACTGGTGCAGTCATTGACGCAAACGAGTTTAAGGCTGATTTCTATATCAAGCCAGCACGCTCGATTAACTTCATCACACTAACCTTCGTTGCTACACGTACTGGTGTTAGCTTTGAAGAAGTAGTCCCTCGCAGATAATTAAAGGAGCACTTTAAATGAAAACCCCATTAGGACTATTAGAATTCCAACAGAAAATTAGAGGCGCAGTACGCCCTAATATATTTACGGTCACACATAACTGGCCAGCAGGAATTCCCTCAAAACCAAATAAAGATTTTGTTGCCTACATGTGTAAGTCTGCTGCATTGCCAGCAACTAATGTAGGAACAGTCGAACTTCCTTTCCGTGGACGTGTTGTAAAGGTACCTGGAGACAGAACTTACGAAACATGGACAGCAACATTTTATAACGATGATGGCTGGGCATTGCGTTCTGCATATGAGAAGTGGATTCAACTAACAAACGGAGTTGATACTAATACTGCAACAGCAGATATCTCACAAACTTTCGAGAATATTACTATTGCTCAATTAGATAAGTTTGGTGGATCTGGTGCTGCAACTGGAACATCGGATTATAAAACTCTACGTGAGTATATTCTTGTTCAGGCATGGCCTGTTTCAGTTTCTCAAATCTCGGTCGCTTACGATAACAATGACTCTTATGAAGAGTTCGATGTTGAGTTTGCTTATCAATACCACGAGAGTACTGACGGAGCTAGTAACAACGTTGTTTCCAAAGACACAGACGGATAAAAATCCGTCTCTGGGAAGCAACTAAATAGTAGGTAAGAAGAAACCACAATTTAATTATGGCAGAGTTATTCGGTTTCTCGTTTAGAAAAAAGGTTTTAGAGAAGGATCGTGCTCCGTCTCCTATTCAACCTTCGAGCGAGGACGGCGCAACTAGTTATATCGCTGGAGGTTACTATGGTCAGTATCTTGACCTAGACGGTAACTTCAAGACCGAATATGATATGGTGAAAAAGTATCGTGAGATGGCGATGCATCCAGAAGTGGATTCCGCCATTGAAGATATTATTCACGAAGCAATCGTTGCAGATCAAAACGATAGTCCTGTACACGTTAACCTTGATAACCTTGAGGTTAGTGAAAGTGTAAAGACTATGATCCGCGACGAATTTGAGTATATTAAAAATTTATTTGGATTTGATACCAAAGCCCATGAGATGTTCCGTAGATGGTATATCGATGGGCGTTTATATTATCATAAAGTAATTAACTTAGACAGACCTCAAGATGGTGTTCTTGAACTTAGGTATGTCGATCCTCATAAGATCAAAAAGATTAGGCAGTTAACAAAACCAAAGACTGCAGATGAATTTATGAAGTATGACTTTGGTAAGTCAGAAGAATATTTTATATACAATCCTAAAGGTTTAAACAATACATCTGCTAATAGCGGAATTAAAATTGCGAAAGATGCAATAACATACGTGACCTCTGGTATCATGGATACCAATAGAAATATCGTATTATCTTATTTGCACAAGGGTATCAAAGTACTCAATCAACTCAGAATGATTGAAGATTCTTTGGTTATCTATCGTATATCTCGTGCACCAGAACGCAGGATCTTCTATATTGACGTAGGTAATCTTCCGAAAGTTAAAGCGGAACAGTATCTTCGTGAAGTTATGGGAAGATATCGTAACAAATTAGTATACGATGCTGCCACTGGTGAGATAAGAGACGATAGAAAATACATGTCTATGATGGAAGATTTCTGGCTTCCACGTAGAGAAGGGGGTAGAGGCACAGAAATTACTACTCTTCCAGGTGGTCAGAACCTTGGAGAGCTTACAGACGTGCAATATTTCCAAACAAAACTTTACAAAGCGTTAAATGTTCCTGCTGGTAGATTGGATTCTGCTACTTCATTTAACCTTGGAAGGTCATCTGAGATCACTAGAGACGAGTTAAAATTCACTAAGTTTGTCGGTAAGCTCCGTAAGAAGTTCAGTGAATTATTCCAAGACGTATTAAAAACTCAATTAATTCTTAAGGGTGTTATCACTCCTGAAGATTGGGATGATATGAAAGAGCATATCCAATACGACTATCTCTATGATAATCATTTCACGGAACTTAAGAACCTTGAGATGATGACAGAACAATTGAATGTCATTCAACTCATGGATCCTTACGTTGGTAAGTATTTCTCTGTGGATTATATCCGTCAACATATTCTTGGTCAGACTGAGAAACAAGTTGAAGAAATGGATGTTCAAATGGCAGATGATATTAAATCTGGTAGAGCATTAGACCCACTTCAACTAGTAGCATCTGATGCTCAAGCACTAGAAACTGATCAAGCAGCTGCAGAAGCAGACATTGAATTGAAGCAGGCTCAGACTAAGAATGCATTAAAACCCGCGCCTCAAAAAGCAAACGGTAATAAATAAATTACAGACAACAGTACATTATGGCTACGCAAGAGCGAGAAATCGTTGATTTACTTTGGGACGGAGGGCAGGATGCTGCTGCTCTGGATAAACTCAAAGATATGCTGCAAGTAAAAGCTGCAGCATCAGTTGATGCGAGTAAACTGGATGTTGCGAACAGAATGTTTCCGCATGTGCCTGATGAAGGCAATGTAAATTCTAGAGAAACTGGTCTTCCCCCAGAAGGCGAGGCATCACCAGAAGAAACAGCGGATGTAATCAACCGCAACCCCAATGATACCGAAAAGGAAAACGATGATGAAACTGATAACGGAAGCAATTGAGCCCGTAGAATTTCTAACCGAAGAAAAAGACGGTAAGAAAGATACCTACATTAAAGGTGTATTTTTGCAGACCGAAATCACTAACCGTAATGGTCGTATGTACAAGTACGATACTATGGCTCGTGAAGTTAGTAAGTATACTGAGGAGTTCATCCATCGCGGAAGAGCACTTGGTGAACTTGGTCATCCAGAAGGTCCAACTATAAACTTGGATCGTGTTTCCCATAAAATTGTCGAGCTTACCCCTGAAGGTAAAAACTTCATTGGTAAAGCGAAGCTTCTCGAAACCCCTATGGGTAAGATCGCAAAGAACTTACTTGAGGAAGGGGTGCAACTCGGTGTGTCTTCTAGAGGTTTAGGCTCTCTTAAAAAAGAGGGTACTACCAATGTAGTCGCCGATGACTTTATCCTATCCACTGCTGCAGATATAGTGGCAGATCCTTCCGCACCCGATGCTTTTGTTGAAGGAATATATGAAGGAAAGGAATGGACTTTAGTTGATGGCAAAATTAAAGAAGCACAAATAGAGGCTGTCAAGGAACAACTTGACAACGCTCCCTCATATGAAGAACTAGCAGAAAGAAAGATCCGCGCATTCGAGTCTTTCCTCAGAAGCTTGTGATTTATAAATAAATATGTAAATTAAATGCAGTCTAATTACCCGTTTAGGAGTTACTTAAATGTCTAGTATTGATGAAAAATTCAAAAAGGTGATCGCAGAAACGGCGGCTCCTGAAAAAACAATCGAGGAAGATGCCGCAGTCGGCGATGCAGCCATCAAGAAAGGCGCAGTTCCTCCACAAAAATCCGACCTTAAAAACGATGCTATCGAAGTCGGTGGAAGCACAAAGGAAAAACCCGAAGGACCAGATAACGTTGGTGCTAAAGCGGCTGCTCCTGTAGGTGCTACAAAAGATTCTACACTTCAAACAAAGCCAAGTGGTGCTTCACCTAGTCTTCCAGGTGGACTTTCCGCTAAGATCTTTGATGATGTAGAGAAAGAAGGAGAGACAATCTCCGAAACGGAAGTCAAAGAGGACATCGCTGCTGTACTTGCAGGTGCCGACCTTGACGAAGAATTCCAAAAGAAAGCAACAACTGTATTTGAAGCTGCTGTACATGCAAAAGTACAAGAGCAAGTTGCTGCACTTAAGGAGACTGCAGAGACCAGAATTGGTGAAGAACTCGAATCTATTAAAGAAGAGTTCGCTGGTCGTATAGAGAATTTCCTATCCTATGCTTGCGAGGAGTGGATGTCCGAGAACGAACTCGCTATCGAGAAAGGACTTCGCTCAGAAGTAACCGAAGCATTTATGGAAGGATTAAAGAAATTGTTCATTGAAAGCAATATCAATCTTCCAGATGAGAAGCTTGATGCAGTTGCTGATATGAATGAGAAACTTGATGAAATGGAGACCCGTCTTAACGAACAAGTTGAGAAGAACGTTAAACTGCATGAGAAGGTATCTACCTATCGTAAAAATGAGATTTTGACAGAACTAACTAGAGGACTTGCAGAAGTTCAAAAGGATAAGTTCACCTCTCTAGCTGAAGCAGTTGAGTTCAAGAACGAAGAGACGTATCGTGAAAAGCTAGGACAAATCAAAGAGAGTTACTTTGGTGCTAAGACACCTGAAGTAGCAGAAGAAATCTCTACTGAGGAACCCCAAGCTAAAGTTGAAGCCATTAGTGAATCTATGACTTCTTATGTTGCAGCACTCGCTAAGAGGCTCTAACACTGTAAACCCTAACTCAAGAACGGAGTAAATTGCATGTTTAATGCAGAAGCACTCCAAGAGAAGTGGGCACCAGTACTTAACCATGAT